CTGTACACGCTAAGTCATACTCAAGTGTATTCTCTACTCTAACTTCTACACAGGAGATTGAGGATGCCTTTAGATGGTCTGAGGATAACCCATACCTACAGAAGAAGGCACAGATTGTCCTAGAGCGTTACTATGGAGATGATCCAGAGAAGCGTAAGATTGCATCTACCTTGCTAGAATCATTCTTGTTCTACAGTGGATTCTATCTACCAATGTACTGGTCAAGCCGTGCAAAGCTTACCAACACTGCTGATCTAATTAGACTTATCATTCGTGACGAGGCTGTCCATGGTTACTACATTGGCTACAAGCTTCAGCAGGCATATAATGAGTCATCACCAGAACGCCAGGAAGAGTTGAAGAACTACGCCTACGATCTATTGATGGAACTGTATGATAACGAGATTAAGTATACTGCTGATCTTTATGATGGCATTGGACTAACGGAAGATGTAAAGAAGTTCTTGCACTACAACGCAAACAAGGCTTTGATGAACCTAGGCTTTGATGCATTGTTCCCTAAAGAGTCTTGTGATGTAAATCCTGCGATTCTTTCTGCACTGTCACCAAACGCAGATGAGAACCACGACTTCTTTAGTGGGTCAGGTTCGTCTTACGTAATTGGTAAGCAAGAGTCTACAGAGGATGAAGACTGGGACTTCTAATTTAATACTCATTAAGGGGATTGGACAAATGTCTGGTCCCCTTTTTGCTATCTTAAACAATGCTATAATAGTCTTGTTAGACATCCCAACCCCAGGAGGCGTAACAAATTAAACTTAATAAAGTAGGAAGATTGCTTTTGGCAGCGGCCTTTGCGTTTGGTCCGTTGTTTTTTGCTACACCTGCTCAAGCAGAAGAGCCTACAGAACCAGTCGTAGTTGTAGTAACAACTCCTGGTGGAGACGATTCGTCATACCAAGTCCCCCTAACCACAACTGTAACCTTTGATGGTGTACAGTATGATTCAGTTTATGCAACAACAAACTCCGTTATTACTTTTGGTAGACCAGATGGAACATACTGGGCATACCCAGCCACACCATCAATTTCTCTTTACTCAATGGACTGGGTAGTGTTTCCATGGGCACGTCCAGATGAGCACCTAACCATTGCCGCATCAGATGGTGGTTTCCAAGTAGACATTTCTGCTAGACCTATTTGGCTACAGCAGGCTACAGAGCCAACCAATATAAACATTGTTGCCGCAATCAACGTAGATGGAACGGTAGCCATCTCCTATTCAATTGTTGGTCCTACATATGAAGGACAGACAAGAACTGGTGTAACTCTAACTAATGGTCAGGTAGTTACCCTTGAAGAGTATGGTGTAATTCAAGTAGAGGAAGCTCCTGTTCTAACCCCAGAGCCAGTAGTACCCACCCCTACCCCAGAGCCTACAGTTGAGCCTACCCCTGAGCCTACAGTTGAGCCTACCCCTGAGCCTACGACCAGTCCAGAACCTACTCCAGAGCCAACAGTAGAGCCAACTCCTACACCAACCCCAGAACCAACCCCTACCCCAGAACCAACGGTAGAGCCAATTCCAAGACCAACCATACCAGAGGGAGCAACAGTAATCTCTGAAGGAACAAGCATTGAGGTAGTAGCTCCAGCAGGTCAAAGAATCGTAAGCGTTATGGCTTGGTATGGAGATCCAGATGATGCTACTCGTGGTCTAGACGTTTCATCAGTAATAACCCAGCTAGCATCTGGACAGACTTCCATAACCATTGACTCAGACAATAGATACGGTGATCCAGCAGGTGGAACAGTAAAGGTGCTTATCTTTGTAGTTTCTTATGAGAACATTCCAGATCCAGTGCCTACCCCAGAGCCTACTCCTACGCCTACACCAGAACCTACACCAACTCCTACTCCAGAGCCAACACCAACACCTACCCCAGAACCCACACCAGCCCCAGAGCCTCAGCCATCACCAGCACCAAGTCCTGAACCTGCTCCACCAGTGGTAGAGCCAGAACCACCTGTTGTGATTCCAGAACCTCCTGTGGTTGAACCAGAGCCACCTGTTGTAGAGCCAGAGCCACAACCAGAGCCTGCCCCAGAACCACCTGCAGAACCTGAGCCACAGCCTGAACCAGCACCAGAGCCTCCTGTAGAGCCTGAACCAGCACCAGAGCCTGCTCCAGAGCCACCTACAGAAGAGGCAGCGGTAGAGGAGATCTCAAACCTAGTAGAGACTGCACCAGAAGACCTAACAGATGCACAGGTAGAACAGCTTTTAGAGGCAGCTATGGTTGTGTTTGAGACTGCAGAGCAGGGATCAGAAGCCTATGAGCAAGCCCTAGAAGCCCTTGCAGTAGCTGCAGAGGCAGACGATGCTGAGCTACCATCTGAGCTTGCAGCAATCCCATTGCTTGGAGATGTTGCTGGAGCAGCCCTAGAAGTATTTAATAATATTGGTAACGTTGGTGCTGACATGGCACCAGAAGTCCGTGAAGCAGCGGAAGAAACAGTTATCGCAACCGTTATTGCAGCAGGAGCAGCTATCAATGCTGTTCAGTCTGCAACAACCGCAGCCGCATCAGCAGCTGTAACAGCGTCTGGATCATCAGGAACAACTGGTGGATCATCAGGCGGATCATCATCAGGCTCATCAGCCAGAAGAAAGGAATAAAATGAAGGACAAGCTAATCAAATTCTTCAACGATATTCTTGGGCAAGCTTGGACACTCCTGGGCATGTTTGTTGCCTGGGTAGTGTTAGAGGGATCTGCCAAGACAATTGTTGGCTATTGTATCATGGGTACACTAGGTCTATGGATTATTACATATCCTATTAGAAATAAAGAATAACTAAGTAATTTATTCGCTTATTGAAAGGAAAGTAAAATGGAAGAAGAATATGGAGTAACAGGTGGCCTTGCTACCGTTAAGAACATCCTTATGAGAATCGTAGCAGTATTTGCTGCATCTGGACTTGGAGTCCTTGGTGCTGGTGCTGTTATTGGAATTGACACTATCCAGGCTGTATCTATGGCTGGACTACTTGGTGTCGCAACAGTGGTTGAAAGACTGGCTCGTGCCTTCCTTGACGACGGTAAGTTGACTCTAGATGAGATCAACTCAGCCTTCGCAAAGGTAGACAAGAACGCAGAAAACTAAATCCCCTACCAACCCCTTGACAACCCCTTCTGGGTGGTGTATACTAGACGTAAACACTATTTAGGAGGGGTTTTCTTATGGCTAATGCCAAGACTGTTAAGTATCCAAAAGTGCCTACCAAGATTAAGATTGGGGCACAAGACTGGACAATCATAGAGCGTGATCGTTCAGACGATGGCTATATTGCAGAAGATGCTTATGGCTATACGCTACAGAAAACTAATGTTATCATACTTGACAAGCATTGTCCACCATCTCGTAAGCGTCAAACATTATTCCATGAGCTATTCCACGCTATTCGTTATTCCAATGGATCAAGTGGTATTAAGCCAGACATGGAAAACATTCAGCCAGATGAAATCATTGGCACATGGGAACACTACTTCATCGCTATGTATGAAGACACTATGCTAAACATTCTTCGTGAAAATCCAGCGGTAATGGATTACCTGCTAAGTACAGAATAACATTGACAAGTAGCATCACAAGGAGTATACTGTACTAATGGGAAAAGTTGAAGTTGGCATTGGCAAGAAGAACGAAAGATCTTGTGGGTCATGCACAAAGTGTTGTGAGGGTTGGCTAACAGCAAACATCAATGGCGAAGAGATATACCCAGGGAAACCTTGCAGTATTGTAAACGCTGATAAGGGTTGTAGTGATTATGAGAATAGGCCAGAGAGCCCTTGCAAGACGTTCATGTGTATGTGGAGAGCTAACGACTGGATCCCAGAAGAGTTTAGTCCAGCAAAGACAGGAAACATTCTAACCAGTCAAAGAATTGGAAACATAGATTATCTTTCTTTGGTTTATGCTGGCAAAGAGGTTGATACAGAATACCTATCTTGGTTCTTTAGCTTTTGCGTTGCAAGACAGCTGAACGCTGAGTGGGTAGTTAATGGCAAGGTATATCTAATTGGATCTCATGAGTTTGTTAACGATATCACAATTAGAAATAATACCGCAACTTAATACTTGACAACTCATCCAGAAGAAAGTATAATATATATATGAATGAAAAACAATTAGTAGACACATCTGAAGTCTGGGAATGGCTTCAGGTTGGAATTGACAAGGGCTGGGTAACTGAGCCATTCTGCTACACACATGATGGAGATCCATACATGAGTGAAGAAGAAGAAAAAGAATGGGAAGACGGCGGAGATCCGTGTGCCCCAGTAATCAAAATTTTGGTATAATTAATTAGAAAGGTTTCACAATGGCTGCTAAAACAAAAGGAAATCGTAATGACTCCAGACCAAGTGGTAAGGCTTCTAAGAAGCGTCCAAAGGTTTGGGATGCTGAGAAGCGTCGCTTAGTAACTAAATAGCAGTATTGCCCCTTAGCTCAATGGCAGAGCAGAGAGCTGTTAACTCTAAGGTTGTTGGTTCGAATCCAGCAGGGGCAGCTAATGGTTCCGTTTGCACCACTCCTGGGTATGGGATAAAAGCAAGCAATGCAGACGTTGCATAATGGTAGTGCCTCATCCTTCCAAGTTGAAGGTGCCAGTTCGATTCTGGTCGTCTGCTCTATGGGCTAATCACCTATACGTGTACAAGTGCACGTAAAATTTCAACACTTGTTGCTGTCCAGGCAGTAGTTAATCTGGCGTGTAGGTAATCTCACGACATAGGTTCGGAGCTGGTCACTCGTCTTAGGAAACGACTCAGGGATATGGATCTGATTAATCTGATATCCCACCTGTTTCTGTAACTCAGTTGGTTAGAGTGCCACCCTGTCACGGTGGAAGTCGTGGGTTCAAGTCCCATCAGAGACGCTCAAAGCATAGGTCTGAACAACCTATGTGGAGATAGGTGTATTTGAAAATTACCGTGTTCCAGCCGTGGGGTGAAGGTGTTCAGGCTCATGAACTCCGTGATGAAGCGAGAACTAGAATACACAGCCAATGGGAATGAACCCTTAACCAATAGGTGACCACGATTGGCAAACGCCTCCTTAGCTCAGTGGTAGAGCAGCTCACTTGTAATGAGCAGGTCGTCAGTTCAATCCTGACAGGTGGCTCTGAAATAATATGGGAGACTATTATGAAAGAAATACATTTTTTACCTAAAAATTTAGATGCGGAACTGTTGGTAGACTGTCCAACGCCAGCTAGGAAAAACATTCCAGACTGGTTTGCAAAGTTACCAGCGTTTCGTTCACCAGACAACAAGTTTGAGATGGATGCTGAGGGTAAAACAAACACAACAGCAAAGCTTTGTATGCCATTGGTAGATGCATTTGGCATGGGGTATATACAAAGAACATGGACAGACATCATGATTGATATAGATTCTAAAGGAGAGGTTTCCTATTCTTTTCCTGGTGGTCCACCAATTGTCAATCATAGAGAAGAGCCATCCTACAAGATGCCAAGTGGTTTCTACCCAGTAGAGTTCTTGTGGCAGAACCAATGGATTCCAAAAGTACCAAAGGGATATAGTGTTCTATATACGCATCCATTAAATAGAAATGATCTGCCCTTCCAGACCCACAGCGGTGTGGTAGACAGCGACAAGTACTATTATGAGTCTGCAGGCAACCACCCATTCTTCATTAAAGAGGGATTTACTGGTATCATACCACAGGGAACCCCAATGTTCCAGATAATACCATTTAAAAGGGATGATTGGAAGTCTGTTGCCCTGCCAACGCAAGACACACATGAGAAGCTTTCAATGAAAACCAGGCAAAAGTTCTGGGGTGTCTATAAAGATAGATTTTGGACCAAAAAAACGTTCATCTAAGCATGCTGTAATGCTATAATTGTATAGAACACTAAGGAGGGAAATATGGCTAAGGCACAATTTCCAATTGACGGTAAACTAGGAAAAGATTTCAAGGCTACCTCGCTTATGGGGATGAGAATCCATCCTGTTACTAAGCAAAAGAAGCACCACAACGGAACAGACATTTGGTCTCCACACGAGCCATGCTGGATTGAGGCACCATTTGACGGTAAGGTAATTGAAGCAAAGAAGTCAACAGCCCCAGGCGGTGGCTTTGGTAACTATGTAATTATCTTGATGAAGATTAATGGTAAAGAGTACACCACTCTATTCGCACACATGCAGGACGGATCTATAAAGGTCAAGAAGGGGCAGAAGATTACTGCTGGAACTCCTCTTGGTAAGATGGGTACTACTGGTATGTCAACTGGAAAGCACCTACACTGGGAGCTACGTCTTGGTAATAAGCACATCTGGGATGCCAATGGCAAGAACTATATTGAGCCAATCGCATTCTTCAAGGCACTTATTGCATCTGAGAAGGCCATTGCTTCAGCAGCAGTTGTTGCTAAAAAGGGTGATCCAGTTGCAGAAGCACCAGAGCACAATGAAGCACAAGCAGCAGCAGTTGACAAAGAGTTGGCAGCTAAAAAGGCTGAGGCAAAAGCAGCACCAGCACCAGTCAAGCCATCAAAGCCAGCACTAAAGGCTGAGCTAAAGGTCGGATCAACTGGTGATGCTGTTAAGTGGCTTCAGACTAGACTAGACGTTCCAGTAACTGGCACATTTGATAATGTTACTAAGGCTGCAGTTGTTAAGTTCCAAAAGACTCGTAAGGAAATCACAAAGCCAGATGGTGCTGTAGGAAATCTTACTTGGAAGGCTTTGGGCTAAAAGAATATGGGTATCAAGAGTTGGTTCACAAGGGTAGATCAGGTTGTAACTATAGATGTACCAGACGTAGAGGCTACGCATAACGTAACCATGCCAACTTTTGATGGGATGCACACCATCAGGAATATAAATCCAAAGACCAGCGATGATCTTTTTTATTTTAGAAGGCATGAGAATGTCATTCCAGGATATATTGAGTCTGACGGTGTGCTATCCCTTAATCTAATTGATGGTAGAAAAAAGATCGTAAAGTCTTTTTGTAGAAGTTTTTATCACTCAGTTCTAGACAACCTTTCTGAGCTTATTGCTGCTATAGAGGAGCACCCAGACTATGATGTGGTCCTAGACATAAGCAACATCTCAGATCTTGTTTATAGCAAAAATGAAAGCTGGGATTTTATAAATCACTTCATTAGAAGGCTTGATGACAAAAAGATAAAGTATAAGCTAGTAAACCTTATAGACTATGACATTATCTATATGGATAACTTTGTGATTGCTGACTACCCATCTGATTCAAATAGAAAAACAAGCATCATATATGATTTCTTTGAGCCAACAATAACTACAAGGGGACAGGAGCCATTTAGAAATGTTTTTGTAAGTAGAAAGCTTGCTTTTGGGCAAGACCTAGATGCTGTAGACGAAACTGGTGCCAGAGCTAAGGGCCTTAGCTTTACTAAGGACTACAGGATGGATGATCACGAAGAGCTAGAAAAGATTTTTATTGAGCTTGGCTATGAAATAGTATACTCAGAGACATTCAAGACTTTTCAAGATCAGATAGATTTTTTCCACACAGTTAAAACTATCGCATCTTTGACTGGATCTGGATTAACAAATGGAGCGTTGATGCAACCAGGTGGCACAATGATAGAAATAACTACTCCGCTAATTGTTTCTATTCCAGCCCCAGGAGAGAGAACCAAGAACCTGGATAATTTATACTATGTTCAAGAGCTTCACAACTTCTACAAGAACATTGCTTATTATCAAAATCTAAACTACCTAACGATCCAAAATCCAGCAAGATCAGTTGAAGAATTAAAGAAAACAATAGAGCTAGACAGTCATGTAAAGGCATTCTTAAACAGAAAATGAACAAAGTAATCATCTTTGACCTAGATGGTGTTCTGATTGATAGCAAAGAAATTCATTTCAACGCTCTCAACCTGGCACTAGATGAATTTGGCAGTGACTTAATTATAACCAGGGATGAGCAAGACAACATCTTTGAGGGCTTGACAACCAAAGCTAAACTAAATATCTTAACAAAGATAAAAGACTTGCCTGAAAGTTTGCACGAAGACATCTGGAGATTAAAGCAGGAATACTCTGCAACCCTTTTTACTAGCGTTTCTCAAGACAAAGAACTAATAAATCTATTTAAGCTTATTAGGTCAAACAATATAAAGATTGGCGTTGCAAGTAATAGCATTAGAAAAACTCTAGATGGTTGCTTAAAGTCACTTGGTCTGATAGAATTGATTGACTACTCTTTGAGCAATGAAGATGTTTCATTACCAAAGCCAAGTCCAGAAATATACAACAAGGTGATTAATTACTTTGAAACTAACAAAGACAACACAGTTATTTTTGAAGATAGCCCAGTTGGTCTGGCTGCAGCCTATGCAAGTGGTGCATCAGTTGAGCCAGTCATAAATAGATCAGACATATTTTTTGATAGAATTTTAAGAGTTGTAGAGGAACTAAATGAAGCCTAACGTTTTAATCCCAATGGCAGGTATGGGGAGCAGATTCGCTGAAAAGGGATACTCCCTACCAAAGCCACTTATAAAGATATTTGGTAAGCCAATGATTCAGCTTGTTGTTGAAAGCCTAGGTATTGATGGCAACTATATATTCCTTGTTCAAAAGGATCACAGGGTAAAGTACCACCTTGACGACGTTCTTGATGGCATTGCTCCAGGATGCAAGGTAGTTGAGGTAGACGGATTGACAGATGGTGCTGCAAGAACTACCCTGTTGGCAAAAGAATTGATTGATAATGACACTCCGCTCTTAATTGCAAATTCAGACCAGGTAGTAGCATGGGATAGTTTAGCCTTTAGCTCCCTAATGGCCTCACAGGGCGTTATAGCCCTATTCCACGCAGATGAAACTAAGTGGTCATATGCCAAAATTGATGATGGGTTCATCACTGAAGTAGCAGAAAAGAAAGTAATTAGCAATAATGCTAGCGTTGGCATATACGGATGGAAGTCTGGGGCTGATTACGTAAAGTATGCAGAGCAAATGATTGCCAAGGACATTAGAACCAACAACGAGTTTTATATTGCACCAGTATACAATGAGGCAATTGCTGATGGACAAAAGATTGTACCATACTTTGTGGATGAAATGCACGGTATTGGAACTCCAGAAGATATGAATGCCTATATTAATAGTGTGGTGAATTAAAATAGTGAAGACAAATGCCACAATAAGTGTTGCTCAGGTCTATCCTCCAGTTGTTTTTACTGAGAAGCCACACTACATAAACCTTCAAGTGATACATGAGCAACCTACTATGGGTAAAAAAGATGGTGAGCGAGTCATAAGCTTGCTTTCTGACAGGAAAAAGGTTGTTATTAATATCCTAGATGGCTTCTATCCATACATGGTGGTTTTTCTAAATAGCGTTATGCACTTTTATTCAGAAGAAAAGAACAGGGACTGCGATCTTGTTTTGATTAATGTGTCCCACGAAAGAATGGAAAACTCACAGCCATATAAAAAATTCATAGTTCAGTATCTGGAAGATGCCAGCATCCCATATCGCTTAATAGAAAGAGCTGACTTTGACTTTTTGAATATAGATAATTTTACCAGAATGCCAATGGCCCCAGAGTATCTAGCATCTGATAACATCTATAGTGAAACAAAGAAGTACGCACAAGAAGATGCTGATAATAAAAAGGTTTTTGTTAGTAGAAAGAATTCTCCTAGAGAGTTCAGTCCACTAGAAAGACGATGCAATGACCACGACTCATTGGAAGAACACTTTTCTAATCTTGGGTTTGAAATAGTTTATGCAGAAGACTTCTTGGACTTTAGAGATCAAATAAAATATTTTAGCAATGTTTCTGTTTTAGCAGGCTTAACTGGGGCTGGGCTAACAAACTCCATCTTTATGAAGCCTGGCTCTAGGGTTATTGAGCTTTTTTCCAAGGTATCTTGGGACCACACGCCAGACATTATAAATCCAGCAAGAGTTATACTAGAACTGCACCACTACTATCGCATTATAAGTTTCTTTAAGGAGCACAGAATGCTAACAATACCTTTCAGTCCAGACTCTAAGATAACAGAGAGCATGCTTACAACGATTGTGGGGTTTTCTAATGATTAAGATTGCACATCGTGGCAACATCAATGGTCCTTCCCACAAAGAGAATCAAACAAGTTACCTTATGGATGCGGTTAATGCTGGCTATGATGTAGAGTTTGATCTATGGAAGATCAATGATTTACTATGGCTAGGTCACAATGGACCAGAGTATTTAATTAAAGAGACTTTCCTCTTAGACATTGGGCATGCTGCGTGGATTCACTGTAAGAATCTAGATGCCTTGCACTTCTTGAACACCACATTCCCCCAGTTAAACTATTTCTGGCATCAGGAAGACGACTATACTTTAACCAGCCAAGGCTTTATATGGGCCTATCCAGGAAAAGAATCTACAGACAGAACCGTTCTCGTAGATCTTGATGGAACATCTAACAAAACTAATATATACGCTATTTGTAGCGATAGAGTAGGAGAAATATAAATGCCAACATATGAATATGCCTGTAAAGAATGTGAGACTAATCTTGTAGAGATTAGAAGCATTCATGACCCATCACCAATTCACCTTTGTGAAAAGTGTGGGGAACAGATGAATCAAGTTATTGGATCCCTTGGCATTCAGTTCAAGGGTAGCGGATTTTACTCAAAGGATAAGTAATGGTAGAGACAGTAGAGTGGGTACTTACTGCTAACGATCGTTGTGACTCTAGGGATTGTACTGCACAAGCATACGTAAAGGCTACAGGAGTAGCTGGAGAGTTGCTTTTCTGTGGTCATCACTATGAAAAGGTTGTTAACAACGCAGTTGGCTATGACAAGATGATGAAGTTTGCCTTCAAGATTGAAGATGAAAGACATCGTCTGGTTCAGAATAGGACACAGGGAGACGACTAACAATATTTTAATTATGTCCTATTTGACACACTGATTAAAGTCAGATAGGATATAATATTATATAGAGTATTGATAGTTTAGGGAATATGGAATATCTAATTGGTTCGCTGCTAACCTTATTTGTGATGCTTGTTTTGTCACGTAAGGCAGTTGCTGAGAGCAAGAAGAATATACCCCTTGATGTCAGATACTCACAATCATATACATATGATCTTCTAAGGCCAGTGTTGCCATACCTGGTACCAGACCTAAAGGATAAAAAGCCTACTCAGTCTAGTAAGCATATCAAGAGTACTCAGGTACGAATAATCTTTACTAGCAATGAGGCATACTGGATAGCAGGAAACAAGCTATACGTAGCTGAGCTTTTGAATGGATCAGTATCTGAAGAATCAGTAAAAGAGGTTGACACAATGGACATGGATAAGGTACAATTGGATAAGCTTGTTTTTATTGTAGAACAATTAACGGAAGGATTGACAAATGATAATAGCAGTTCAGGGAACTAAATCATTTGATGACTACGGTATCTTCCTTAGAGCAATGGGAACAGCCATGTCTACTAAGCCTGAAGATGACAAAGAGATTTTGCTATACTCTGCAGGACCATCTCACATTAATGAAATGGGTATGGAGTTCTCCAACGTCTCTGAGCGTAGTCTCAAGGGCCGTGGAATTAAGATTAGATTTATTAAGGTTCCACCTAGTTGGATTAGAGAGAACATCCAGAAGATTGGATACTTCGCATTCTTTAGCAAGCCTAAAGAGTCACTATCAGACTTGGTAACCTTAGCTGAAAACAAAGACATTGAAGTTGGCGTTTACAGATATTAAAGATTCCTGTACCTATACAGGATGACTCACGGAATATGTGGGTAAAAAAAATAAAACACTAGGAATAAAAAATGGCAATCGTAAAGTCATTAGGTGAAATGGAAAAGATCGTTAAGCGTAACAGATCTTTGCATTGGGATGGATGGGTTGTAATTAACTCATATCCATCAGACAAAGGACGTACCTCAAAATTTGGTGCGTATGTCAATGGGGTTTGGCATCTTCAAAAGAGATTCGTGCCAAACATAAATGGATGGGATATCCCAGACAGGTTTGCTGGTAATTATGAGCAAAAACGACTGGATGGATGATGCTTCCTGTAAAGACTTTGATGTCAACTTGTTCTTTGATAAGTACGAGGAAGACTTAAGTTTACGACCAGCTATTGATAAGCTGTGTTCAGGATGCCCAGTTGCAAGACAATGTTTTGCAGTTGGAATTACACAAAAAGAAACTGGTGTTTGGGGTGGTGTCTATATTGATGGCGGTAAACCGTCTAGAGAATTTGGTAGACATAGAACCAAGCAACAGTGGGCAGAAACTTGGCAGTATCTAACTAATGACAGGGGGGATGACAAATGACCTATACAGACTACATGAGAACAGCAGTTCACTCACTTAGCCACTTAGCACCAAAAGGCTTTGAGCTGGAGATTAGGGATCATGAGCACTTCCTCTCAGTCACTGCTAGTGAAAACCAGTTCATGTCTCTTCTTGATGAAGATAAAAGACGTGCTGCAGAATATATGGCAAAGGTTAAAGCGGCATTAGAAGACAATGGAGCAATTGTACTTCTACAACGCAAGGGTGGAAAGGAGATCTAGTATGCAAAATCTAATAGACATTATTGTATTTGCAATATCACTAGGACTAATCGCTACCTTGACCTTCTTGGTATATAAACTAAAGCTACAAAAAGATAAGATGCAGGCAAGCCTGGATCAACTGATGATAGATAAAAGCATTTTACTTGAAAGAGTAGCAACACTGGCAGCTGAAAAAGATGCCAACTCTTTGAAGGAAGACGATGGTTTTATAAAGTTCCTTTCTAACTCTAGAGACTGGGCATTCTCATACATAGAAGATGTCCAGGGTAAGATGAAAGACTTCCAGGAATCAGTTGAACCTGTTTTGCCTAAGCTTAGCAAGACTAAGGATCTTAATGTAAAAACTCTTATACAAGCATATAAGACATTGGCAGAGGTAATGCCAGAAAAGGAAAATAACAATGAGTAAATCACTAAAAGCACTACTAGCATCATATGGACGTAGCCTACTATCAGCTGGTACAGCACTGTATCTAGCTGGAGTAACTGACCCAGCAGACCTTGCATGGTCTCTGGTAGCAGCAATTGCACCTGTAGCCATTCGCTACATCAACCCTAACGATCCAGCGTTTGGTCGTGCACCAAGTGCTGAAGAGGTTGAGGTTGCTGTAAAGGCAGCTACACCAAAGAAGGCACCAGTCAAGAAGGCACCTTCAAAGAAGAAGTAAAACAGTTAATGATTAGGGGGATCGCACTTGCGGTCCCTCTTTTCTTATGCTATAATTATTATGCTTGCCCATAAGGGGAGCATTAACTCGCTTAATATAAGGAGATGATAGTATGATGACATACGCACACACAGGAAGAGACCTCTTCCCATTTGGAAGCCTTGCTCAGGAATTTGAGAAGGTATTTCACACAACAACAAACACCACCTACCCACCTTACAACATTGTCAAGATTGACGAAGATAAAGTTGTTATGGAATTTGCGGTAGCTGGATTCAAGAAGGACGACATCAGCATTACGACTGAGAAGAGCGTTCTAACTATCAAAGCAGAAAAGCCAGAGGCTGAAGAGAAGAACTACCTGCACAAGGGTATTGCTGCTCGTAAGTTCTCACGTTCATTCAACCTACCTGAGTACTATGAGGTAGACAAGGCTGGCTTTGAGGACGGTATTCTTTACATTGATCTGGTAAGAAATATCCCAGAAGAGAAGAAACCAAGAGCTATTAATATCAATTAGTAGTATAATAGAAGTGTCCCCATACAGGACTACGCTTAGGATGGATTAGTTACCTATTTTATGACCGTGGCCTTCGTGCTTGAATTGCCTGTATGGGGGCTTTCTCGTTTTTGTGGTATAATTTAAGTATCTAAAAGAAGGATTGTTATGCCATACCACGTAGGTAAAAAGGGTTCATACGGTTGCGAAGGCTTCCCTGCACTTAAAGAAGACGGAACCGTAATGGGTTGCCACGCTACTGCTAAAGAGGCTGCTGGCCAGATTTATGCTATTAATCGTAGCGAAGGAAACATTGGCAAGGCCATGGTTTCTGAAGGTGACTTTGTTATTGCATCCTGTGAAGATGAGATTTATGTTGGTCGTGTAGAGCACGTTATGGCTGAGGGATCTGTTGGTATTGAAGGATCTGAATACTACATGGAAGCCACTGCAGAAAATCCAGCAGTTGTTATTAGAACCTTAGAGTTTGAATCAGATGGTCAGTACTGGGAAGAGACTAGCTATCTAATCAATGTTTCAGCAGATGAGGTTGTTCTGATCAACCCACTTCCACTAGAGGTAGAGATGGTTCAGAAGAGCGAAGACTGCTGCCCAGAAGAATCTCTAGAAAAGCAATCTCCTTGTTGGGATGGCTACGTACAGCGTGGCATGAAGCCAAAGAATGGCAAGATGGTTCCTAACTGCGTTCCTACAGAAAAAGCAGATGACCTATTTGAAGATGGAGACGATGTAGTTTATGAAAATGATTCTATGGAAAAGGCTGATGGCTATTCCCCTCCTGCTGGTGCCAGGTCTGCTGCTCGTCGTGCTATTAAGTTTAAAGAAGACGGAAAAGCAACAGGAGCTGGAACTGCAGTTGGCTGGACAAGAGCTAGACAATTGGCTAATGGAGAGACACTCTCGCTTAGTACGGTAAAGAGAATGTACTCATACTTCTCACGTCACGAAGTAGACAAGAAGGGCAAGGATTGGGGAAACTCAGCTAACCCATCTAATGGATACATCATGTGGCTTGCCTGGGGTGGAGATGCAGGATACTCTTGGTCACGCAGCATTGCTCAACGTGAAGCTGACAAGGCCCTATTCTCAGACTTTGGAAAAGATTATTCAAAGTCAAAAAGAATAGTTGACATCTTTTAATTACTCTGATACAATAATATAGAAGGCAAGAACGGCTGTTCCCATTGGGGGAAGGGGTCGTAACTCTTCATGGCACGGAGTAGTCAGGGTTAGCTCAGATAATACCGTGCCATTTTGGCCCCATCGTTTAATGGTTAGGACTCCAGGTTTTCATCCTGGCAATAGGAGTTCGATTCTCCTTGGGGTCACACAGATCGCCAAAGTGTTACGGTAGCACATCAGTCTCCAAAACTGAGGGACAGGGTTCAATTCCTTGTGGCGGTGCGAATACCAGGAATAGTCCTATGTTGCGAAAGCATTACGACCCCTTAATAGTAATACTAGTAAAAACTATTACAGATGTGGCACCTATCTGGGTTTGGCCAAGGTGCACCAATCCCCTTTGGTGTAATTGGCAACACTACGGTTTTTGGTACCGTCATTCTAGGTTCGAATCCTGGTAGGGGAGCTTGTAACATATTCGTAACACAATTGTAATATTACAATAACAAATCTATTAAACAATTCCGTATAATAGATCTACAACTATAAAGGAGAATATATGATTACGGTTTATACCAAGCCAGCTTGCGTTCAGTGTGAGCAAACTAAGAAGCTACTAACAAAGAATGGGCTTGAGTTTACAACTGTAGACATTACGCTTGATACACGTGCATATGACATGGTTGTAGATATGGGATTCCAGGCAGCTCCAGTAGTTATCACTGAGAATGATGCCTGGGCAGGATTCCAGCCAGAAAAAATTAACGCTCTAGCTGCTTGACAACTACCTCTCTGTTTAGTATAATTGATATACAAACGTATGAGAGGAAAAAAAATGCACGAACACGAGGGCGAAACCCTAATCCAAACAATTCTTGAAGTAACCTTTGGACCAGAACATATGGTATCAGAGTTCTTTTGGAATGCTGTGTTTCTATTGGTTGGCTATGCCGTATCAAAGGCGGTAGCATTGCGTAAGATCCACAAATATATTGATGACAAGCATGGTGTAAAGCACCAGAAAGATGAGTATTAAAATGAGTTTGAAGCCACTAGAAGATAAGATTATCCTAGAGCCAATTGTTGAGACTGAGAAGGTAACCACCTCTGGTCTAATCATTGCAGGTTCAGCAGAAGAGAAGCCTACTGAAGGTATTGTGATTGCCATTGGCAGTGGAGCAACCTTTGCAGATGGCACCAAGATGACCATGGACGTTGCCGTAGGTGACAAGGTTATCTATTCTAAGTACTCTGGTACTGAGATTAAGCATGATGGCAAGGACCTTGTTATCCTGCCTTACCGTGACATTTTTGCAGTGATTGGATAAGACAAATGGCAAGTGTCGTTCTTGATAATCTAACTACAGAGCAAAAGCTTGTTGTTGATATCCTAGTTAATGAGGGTAAGCTTCAGGCTTACGAGGAACTGCTTGAGTACTTTAACAAAGAGTACAACATTACTGCAACAGAAGATCCATACTATGGCTACTATGTTAAGTATGTGATTGAGCTTCTTCAGGAGCGTGCCACACAGCTTGGCAAAGATGTTGAGTAAGCACGGTTTTAAAAAAGACTGGACAACTTTGTGGGGTATGCTTAAGTATCCTCTTTCAGTCTATAAGCATTGGTTCCTAAACAACTGGAACTACTTTACCAAACCAAAACTATCTAGAAAGATAAAGCAATGGATCAACCAATAGAAGGTCAGCTACGAGGTATTGGACTTCGTCTAGACCCACAAGAGATACTAATCGCACCATACACAGAAGGTGGTCTCACGTGGGGCTATACGATTATTGATAAGACCCAGATTCCTACAATGTATATTGGTGGAGAGTGGAAGAATGTTGTCCCAGAGGGTGTCTGGCTGCAAATGCTAGACAACTGGGATGCCATTAAGAAGAATGCAAAGGCTGTGCTTGAAGAGTATCCGTCATACTTGGATTACCCAGAAGTAAAGGCTTTGCTAAATGACTAAATTGGAAGTGTTGGATAAAGGTTATGTACGTCTTGTGGATACTCTTGGGGATGATCTATCTATCGTTAACGCTGCACGTGTTTCTTATGATAAAGAGTCTGAAGTGTTTGAGCCCAGAGATGAGAAGCTTCTTAAGTTCCTCATCCGTGAGGGTCACACGTCACCATTTCGTCATGCAGCCCTCACGTTTGAAGTATATGCACCGCTTTTTGTAGCACGTCAGTGGTGGAAGTATGCCGTAGGTTCTACACATGTAGATGACCAGAATGGCTGGAACGAATCATCACGTCGCTACATCACTGAGGACGAGGAATTCTATGTTCCATCAGCCTCTTCCTGGCGTAGTAAGCCAGAGAATAGTAAGCAGGGTAGTGGGGAACCAATTCACTTCTCTAATGGTGCTTACTACACTAACAAACTAAATGGACTTATTGCAGAGTCAACCAAGTTGTATCACGATGCCATGAAGGATGACATTGCACCAGAGATTGCACGTCTATTCCTACCAGCATATGGCATGTATGTACGTTGGCGTTGGACTACATCCTTGCAGGGTGTTGCAACATTCCTAGACCAGCGTCTACCACATGATGCCCAGGTTGAGATTCAAGAGTATGCAAAGGCAGTACAGGAGTTGACAAGCCAAGCATTTCCAGCTACAATGGAAGTTCTAAAGAGTCTTAAGGAAGATAAATGATCATTGGTCTATCTGGCTATGCACAGACTGGCAAAGATACAGTAGCTAACTATTTAGTTAAGAATTATGGTTTTGTAAAGGTTTCTTTTGCAGACCCTATTCGTGAAGCATTGTACAAACTTAATCCATATGTTCGTGTTGGAGATATGCCACCTACAAGCCTATCCGTTGCTGTTGACCACATGGGATGGGAAGACGTAAAAGTATTCTCTAGCGACACCAGGGAGCTGCTACAGAGGATGGGAACTGAAGTTGGTAGAGAAATGTTTGGTCAAGACTTCTGGGTCAATCAGGGTCTTCTAAGGGCTAAGGAGCATGAGCGTGTTGTGTTTGCTGATACTCGCTATCTAAATGAAGCAGATGCCATTAAGTCTAATGGTGGACAGGTCTGGAGAATTACAAAGACTGGGTCTAGTCCAGTAAACGGTCACTCATCAGAGACTGCCCTGGACAACTATGCATTTGATTGGGCAGTTCGTAATGATGGATCGCTAGATAACCTGCATACCTTTGTTGATTTGATTATGGCAAGTTAGTGCTCTGGGCTGGTAGCTCAGCTGGTTAGAGCTACGGACTCATAATCCGTTGGTCATGGGTTCAAGTCCCATCCAGCCCACTCTGCGATATCATAACAGGTCAATGAACCACTCTTATAAGGTGGGGTATCTGGGTTCAATTCCCAGTCGCAGTACTAGACATCAGACTATATATCTGATACAATTAATATAAGGAGAAAACAAATGGCAAATGAGTTTAAAGATAAAGTACTAAGGTTCGTAGAAGGATACAAAGAGAAGCGTCCATGTAATTCTTGTGGACAGTATCTTCACCACAGCCAGCTAGACCCAGTTGATGCAACTGACGTAGACAAGATCATCAAGACTGTTGTTGACAAGGAAACTCTTGAGCAGTCTAAGCTAAAGGTAGCACAGCTAAAGTTTATTTGTGCTAACTGTGATCGCTTGCGTAAGTTCAAAGCTAACAGCTAGGATTACCGCCTCTATAGCTCAGCGGAAGAGCGACAGGTTTCTACCCTGAAGGCCGTGGGTTCGAATCCTACTAGGGGCACTATGCTATAATTAAACTATGGATAAAATTAAACTAGCAATTACAGTACCAACACGTGGTAGACCACGGAACATGAAAAGGCTATCAAAAGCAGTAGCAGAGACATGTACAGTAGACTATCAAATCCTCGCAAGGGTTGATGAAGACGATACATCTGTCTATCCTGTTTTAGATAATGTAACATACATCACTGGTCCAAGAATCTTCTTCTCTGCATCTCTTAATGAGCTTGCTGCTCTTGCAGATGAGCAAGGCTTTACCCACATGGCTATTCTTGGTGACGATGTCCTACCACAGACACATGGTTGGGATGAGAAGATGATCAATGCCCTGTCAGGCTTGGGAGTTGTTTATGGTAGCGATGGTCTGGAAGACCTGCATGGACCAGACTTGCCAACACACGTTCTAGTACCAATTGAAATGTACAAGCGTCTAGGATGGATTGGACTACCAACTACCAGACACCTATTCTGCGATAACGTATGGAGAGAGCTTGGAAAGGCTACTGAGTTTATCTATCTTCCAGATGTAAAGCTAACACACCTACACCGTTGGAACAAGACAGCACCAGATGACCAAACATACAGAGAAGCAAACGATAAGAAGAAGCGTGACATTGATAAGGCTGCTTTTGAGACTTGGCGTGATGGTGAAGGCCTGCTAGAGGCAAAGAGGCTGTTGTCCCTATAATGATAACAGTTGCAATATCACACGGATACCCTCCGCTATGGAACATGGGTGGAGAGGTGTCTCTTCACAGAACAATGAAGGCCATTGACGGAGATAAGTTTGCACTAACTAACACTCATGAGCCTTATACTTTTGAGAATGTTGTAGTTCAGCAAATAAACACTCCAGATGTTTTGAATATCAGATCAAACCCAAGACCAATTGCAGAGCAGTTAAAGAAGCTTGGTGCCAAGGTTGTCATTGGTCAGAATGAGTTGTCATTGGCTGCAGTAAGGGCTGCCAGGATTGTTGGGGCAGTTTCAATTGTAAACATACACACACCACCAAAGTACGGTAGAAACCTTGCTGATGCAATGCGTATAGCAGACTATGCTATTTACAATACACAGGTAGCTGCAACAGAATGGGGAGAGCCAGATGCTCTAGTCATTCACCCACCAATTAGCCCACTGCCAGAAAAGGTTAGCAGTTCTGGTGATGCATACACCCTGCTATCGTCCTTACGCAACAAAGGCGTTGAGGTAGTTCTTGATCTTGCAGAGATGTATCCAGACAAAAGATTTATAATTGTAAGGTCTCCTGCAGAGAGAACCCATGGTATAAAAGATCTTGAAGAAAGAGCTGCCAAGCTTCCAAACGTAGAGCTTCACCCAAGAGTATCTCCAGAAGAAGTCTATAAGTACTTCCAACAAACAAGAATCCTTCTAGTGCCATCAAAGTATGAAACTTATGGCATGTCAGCTATTGAAGCAGCAGGCTATGGCATTCCATGCGTTCACGTAGACACTCCTCACGTTAGAGAAGGTATTGGAGAGGGAGCAATCCTTGTGCCACCACAGGACCTTCAGGAGACAGCCAAGGGTATTGATCTAATAGAGAAAGACTATGAGACATATTCTGCAAAGGCACGTGCTAGAGCAGAGTACCTAGATGCTCGTCAGACAGAAGAGCTACAGAAGCTTAAAGACTTTATTAATAATATTGAGAAGCCAAAGGATAACACTGAAAGAGTTGCTGGCATAGTTAAGGCATCCAGAACAGTTAGATAGCCTCGTATGGCGACGGTACGGTAAACGTTTCTGCTAAGTACATGTCATAGATATACTGAAAAGAAGTATCGTCACTAGACATATATGGAGTATCACGATTCAAAATCTCTTCCAGGGCATCTTGCTTATTATGTCTATATATCTTAACATCTCTCATAACCTTATAGGACAAAGAGTATTTGTTTCCGTACAGCGATCTCCATAGAAGAGTGTATTCCAGGAGAGGTGC